AATAATTTGCCCTATATCTTCTCCTGTTTTAGATTGTCCAAAATCGTCAACATTAACCCAAACATGCTGTTTTCCTAAATAACCATCCCAATAATCTTGCTTAGGATCTGTAGGCTTAGCATATGTCTTTGCTTTAGTTTCACTATATTTCGTAGTTAAACCCAGAGATAGCATAACAGCATGAGGTAAGTATTCGGAAAACAAGACAGATTTACCTGCTCCTGGCTTTCCGGTGACAAGAATACCAACTGGTTCACTTCGCCCTTGCGAAACTTGAATAGTCTTCAAAGCGTTAGCGTGAATTTTAATAATATCATCGGCTGATTTTAACCACACATAACTAAAATGCTTAATTGCTGCTCCATGTGCCTTAACTTCCTTCGCATACTCTGCTAACTCTGTCAATCTAACAAAATTTGTCTTACCATCTCGCACAGCAAAAAGCTCTGCACCAATAAATTCAGCGTTAGCGCGTCCTGTATCAATCTGTAATTGCCATTCATTCAGTTTATCCTTGTTCTTTTCCTGCCACGAATAAAATACATCTGGCCCTTCACAAAAGAAATCGATGGCTGTACGTATACCAGAATTGGCGGCACTCCAAAGAGATGGAACAGATCGTGTAAGTGATGAAACTTTATTTAAAGCTGCACACGATTCAGCGAACCTCCATGTTGCCAAATTACGCAAATTAATACTATCAGTCTCGTGGAAAGAATATCCTAAAATTCCAATAATCCCTGCAACCATAGCCGCTGCTACGACTGCTGCTATCGAGGTCTTATCAACGTCCATATGCTGCATAACCTTAAGGCCTATTACTTCGTCTAGTTTGTTCAGTAATAGGTCTCCATGGTGATAAGCCAAAACACATTTTGCAGTTAATGATGCTATCATAAGACCCCGTAACACATCGGATTCGGTGTTAAATAGGACGTAAAGATTTGAAACGAAATCAATCATCCAAATGACAACTGGTAAAATGTTGTCCATAAATGTTCCAGTATACTCCCCTAGCTTTGTCTTAACTTGTTGAGCTGCTGAAGCTTTACATTTGTCAGTACACCATGTATGTATACTCTCAAATGTGTCGCGAAAAAATGACACAGGATTGAGAGCATT